TTGAAGACCATTCGCATTGAATACAAGGGTCTGTTTTGACCGAACAAATAAGAATGCTGAATGAGGATTATCTTCAGTTAATCCAGTCTCTGCTTGAAGACCAAAATTTTCAGTTCTAAAATCAACACCATCACCACTGATATTATCGAATGCTACACCTACACCGAACATCATCCCAGCATCTATAAATTTTAGATCAGAAGAAATTAATCTATCATTAGTAAGTGGCGATACTTGAGTTTTACCATCTTTCATAAATGGAGAAAATGTGTTCAAGAAATTTCTAATAAGGTCGGGATCTTGTATAGCAGAATTAGCATCATTACGAGCATTAGTGTCAAGATTATACATAAGTGGGAGACGCTCACCACCACGAAGGAAGATTAGTTGTTTAATCTCTGCTATATCTTCAGAAGCAAGGTCATTAATAAGTGGAGTAGTTTGAAAACCATCATAATTATAATTATTAAGATATGTTGATGGAATAAAATTCATAAATATACCTAATACACGACTTAATCCAAGTCGGAAATTTATAATCGCATTACTTGATGCGATAGTAGTATAATATGAAGATATCGCATTGTATTCCATAGTTCCCGACGACTGACTCATAAGACGAGATAATTCATCAACCGAAGGATTAATAACTTCACAGATTAAATTTACATCAGTTAATTGATAGAAGGCGTTAGTCCAAGAACCATTCAGAACTTGACTATCAGGAGTTAAATGAATAGATATTTCTAAACCACCAGTTCCCCATCCTTTACCACTTAGTCCAATCGGTTCTTTAGAATTTAAAAATCCTGTTGGTAAATTGAGACAAAAACTATTACCTCTAAAATTTCTATCAGTAGCATTTGAACCATTCTGATTATATACAAATTGTTGTTTATTACCTTCAAAATTAGGAAGCATTCCAGATGTTACTCCGAGGTGTCCAATTGCTTCACTCTTACTGGAGATAGATGGAAGGTATGATGAAAGGAAACGACCATAATGTCTAACATGTTCAATAACATTTTTATTTTTTTGACTGGAGATAACGATTTGATCAAGGATACTATAAGCAGATAATTTAGGAGATACATTTAAATCTTCTGGAGTTACTGGGACATCACCAAAATCACCGTTAGGTGTTTTATATACAGCCATATTACCAACAAGACGGACAGAAGATCCAAGTAAATATCTATCTTGCTCACCTATAATAAAATTTAAAACTGGATTACCATCACGATACGAAATACGACCTGTTGAAGTCTGATTACTTGGTTGTATTTGTAAATAACTATTACTTCCTGCGGTATTGACACTCATTTATATATTTATTAATAAAAAAAAAATTATTTTAAAAAAATTATACAATAACTTGAATTGAATCACCACTTACTTCAATCCGTCTTAGATGAAAGACATATGATAACCACAACTTGTTCTTTGATGGTGCCGTGGATTCATTATAATTTACTTGAATAGAGAAATCTTTATTACGAGCATCATATACTCCATCACCGAGAGCAAGAGCACGACCGATTAGAAAATTTCTATTAAATTTCGCCATACTATGACCTGTGATACCTGCTTGAGATAATGCTTTATCAAGTTCGATAAGATGTTGGGCATCTATAGATTTACCTGTAGAGGTTTTAGATAGAGGGATGCGTCTGCTCGGTTGAAGTTTCCCATCATATAAGAATTGATAATCACTTACAGAATCAGATATTCCTTCTAAATTAGGACGATTACTACGGAGGAATACATCGGCATTATTAATAATATTAACCGCATTTGGTTTTTCTAATGCTTCAGGCATAATTTTATATGTAGTTGAAGCATTTAATACTTCTTTTTCAGTATAAACTGTAGCATCTGTAGGAACACAAATAATAGATTTACATCTTTCATTATTAATAGGTAATCTGATATTCGCAACTCTATCACTTGATAGTTGAGAATATTTATAAGTTGTTACAGATGGGAAATCATACATTATCTTACCTCCTTCTTTCATCTTTTTCATCATAGATTGTTCAAATCCAGCACCAGCATCTACTTCTTGAACTATAAGATTTACATCTGATACTGTATATGTAGCCCCATATGAAGTTGCTTTACCTACAGAATTACTTACCCAATATAAATCATTATTTGCTGTAGAAGATTTGACAGCACCTGTATGATTTAATTGAACAGAGGCATTTAATGTTAATTTAATTTTATCACCATCCATTGCTATCTCTACAATTTCAGGATTACCTGAAGCATTTGCGAACGGAATATTTGTAACAGTTTCAGCAGTATAATCTACTTCTACTAATCTCAATACTTCACCGACAACGAAAGGACACTGTTGAACATTTAAAAATTGACCATTCTTTTCAGCAAGAGTAGTAGTTAGGAATGAACCGTTATTTACAAGACCATCAGAGGCATTAAACAATTCTACTACAGGGTTAGATGTAAGATTCCTGAATTCCATAGCAGTATCAAGTTGTCTAAAAGATCTCGCATTATCTTCTAATAACATCGTTATAGTTATCCCACCCATCAACATATTCGGGAATATTTTTTCACTTGAAAGAATTCCTGTATGTAATGGGATACATACTTTACAATCAATAAAATCGTCTGCTTTAAAAGACGCATTAAGAGTCGCATCAAAATTTGTTCCTACATACGGATTATTGATAACATTATTACAATCAGATTTAATACCACCATACCAACTTTGAGCACGAGGATCGTGTTTAGTAGCACCTTCAGTTAATGCTCGTTTATTTTTTAAAGAATCATTTGTCTGATAATCATATTTCATAGCAACCATAGTGTTATAGTTTTGAATTTCTTCAAGTAAAACACCATTGGAATCATGAACACGAATGTCTCTAATTAAAGACTGAAATCCTGTTTCACCGTCTAACTGAAGACGAGTTGGGGATGGTCCTGTAGATGAACCACTTGGGGTCGCATCATATGTAGGAGGGGTAATCTTTACACTTGCTTCAAGATATGTAGCAGATGGATTAAAGAATTTACAAGATGGATCAATACGAATACGAATCTCTTGATTTGCTATATAGTTTGTCCCATTCTCAGCAGGGATACGAACAGACTTCTGTTTGATAGGAACTTTATCACTTGCTACCCAATACGACATTTTATAACTATAAGAAATAAAAAAAATAATATAAAATAAAAAAAAAGTATAATCATATGACACTCACAAACAAACAAAAATTCAATAAGAAATATGGTTTTAAATTAACTGAACCACATTCTAAAAAAGAAATAAGTAAATTATCTGGTGTATCTATGAATGTATTAAATAAAGTATATGATAGAGGTCTCGGGGCACACAGAAGCAATCCACAAAGTGTAAGAAGTTTATCTGGTAAAAAAGTAGGTGGAACATCTTTAAAAGGTAAGATGTCTGCTCAACAATGGGCTATGGCGAGGGTATATAGTTATGTAATGAAAGGTAGAACATATTATACTGCTGATAAGGATTTACATAGTTAGTCTTATTTTTGAGACATTCTTGATTTTATCTTTTTCATATACAACATATTTGAGTATCCATCATCTTTATCTGCTGATAAATATTCTAATCTATAATTACATTTGATATTTTGTATTACAGCTATAATATCCACACAACCGAAAGGATATTGTTCAGTTGGGTCAATTTCTGTTCTTTTAATAATTTTATTAGGCATTTTATTTACTTCGATGTTTAAATCAAATTTATTTCCAAATCAAATTTATTTTTGAGACAATCTTGAATCTATATGTTTCATAACTCTTGATAATATTTCTGTTTCTTGATCAACTCTTTGACAATTTTCACAATCACAATTTTCTGTAGTGTTTGGGGAATTTACACAAGAATCTTTTTTTTTATGATATCCCTCCATCATCATAAAATAAGAAGCAATCCAATCACTAATAGATTTTAATTCTTCTTTATCAAAATACATACATATTTTATTTGTTTTAGGCATTTGATATATTTATCAATAATTTATGTTTAAATCAAATTTATTAACCGTCTAATTAATTAGACGATTTTATTACAGCACCACTGGATTCAATATCTTGTAGAGATTGTAGTTTCTGTTGGGTAGGTGCGGTATTTTGTATCTGTTTTTGTTGTTGAACTGCTTGTTTTCTTTCTTGACTTTCTCCTACTAATTCAGAAGCACCACCTACAAGCCCTGCTACACCTCCTAACAGATTAAGTGCTACACCTACAGGAGCACCTACACCAGTTAAATCTAAAGCAGTTCCTACACCTTCTAATCCTCCTGAAACCATACCTGCTATATTCGATACTTTTTCCGCACTGTTCTTACCTTCAATTTTACCAGAATTAATATCATCTACAGCATCCATCAAACCTAATCCCACAGTTAATCCAGTTGATGCTATACCTAATTTACCTATACTTGATGCTTTCTCACCTACAGATTTACCTACAGATACACCAGTTTTAAGGTAATCTTTCGCACTATTTAATAAATCTGTTCCTGATGTAGCATCCATTCTTGCTCCAGCAATAGCAGTGTCACCTCCGAACAATACATCTTCAGTTGTATTCAATACTAAATTTGCTATTTTTGGTGATGATTTTATTACCTTAGCAGTTGCCTGTAAATCTTTACCTTTGCTCGCGACTTGACCCCCAACTGTCTCTGCGATTGTTTTCCCTTCTTCTGGATCATATTGAGCAACTTTAGTATTTGCTTTTACTATGTCTTGTTGATGACTTAATATTAAGTCGTTATTTTGTTTCTTTATTTGCTTATTTAATTCTAATATATCTCTATTAGATTGATTACCATGAGATATTGAATAGTTAAGACCATAACTTTCCATAATATATTATTTATATTATTTTAATTTAAATTTATTTTTATAATCACTTATTGATGCTCTTAATGTTGGTAAATTCCACAGAATGTATCTTGATAATGATCCAGCAGACATATAGTTATTCCAGTTTTCATTTTTTTTGTGTCTGTTCAAATATCTTTTTTTTCTTTCTTCATCTTTAGATTTTACAAAGTCTGTCATTCCAGACGCACCGAAATGTGTTGTTTTTATTTTTTTTTTATTTTCATCATAAAATATTGCCATGTATTTTTTCTTAGGATTTGTTGATTTTTTTATTGTCACTGATACCATATGGTTATATATATATTATTAATATATTTATTATTATATATGACTAAAATACACCATACATATGATAAAAAAACAATAGTTGAGATAATAAAACAATTAGGTCTTGGTATTGATCTGAATGATACAAGATATAATATCTGTAAAGAATTAATTAAATATGTTCCTCAATATAATTTATATTATTTATATAAAAAAAATGAAGAACCTAAATTAACAATTATAAAAAGAAAAGAGATAATATATATAGCAAAACAAGTCTCTGCTTATTGTCTGTCTTATAAACGAGACGATATATTTGAAACTGAAGAGATATTTATAAAACATATTGAATATATATTACCATACGGAGATACACCATCTGTAAGAAAAGCAATTGAAAGAGTAAATTTTTTCTTTCCTAAGTTAAACTATGAACCTCATATTTCGGCACATAATCAATCTATTATTAAAAGACAATCTATTATTAAAGAACATATTAATCCTAAAGGACTTAAAATTAAGTCGGGAAAAGTCATCGTAACATTCGATTAATGTCATAAATTTGATTTGATTTAAAGATTTAAATATATATATAATACAAATGGATACAATTATTGATGCTATTCGTAATACTACTAACTTTTATAAGAACATTGATGGATCTGATAAATTGGATGATAAGGGTAATAAAATACCTAAACCACCTTTAAAAGATTCTACTATCAAAAGTTATTCTTCTACATTAAATAAAATTAAAGAAGTCATTGAAAATAATGATGAAAAAGAATATAATTTTGAAGATTTATCATGGTTAAATAGTGTTAATAGTGTAATTAAAATATTTAAAGATTTAAATTTATCTGATACAACTCTTAAAAATTATTATAATGTTATAGTCGTTGTTTTAAAATCACTAAAATCTGATGTTCAACTTATTAACAGATATTCTTACTTGAGAGATCAATTAAATAAATCATATCAAAAAGAACAAAAAACTGGTATCATATCTGACAAACAAGCACCTAATTTTATTACTAAAGAACTATATGAACAATATATTGATCACATTGAAAAATTACCTGATACATTAAGTAATCTTACTTTATTATCTATTTTAAAATTATATCAGTTCTTACCTACAAGAAATGAATTAGCAGAACTCAAAACTATATCTAAAGAATATTTTAATTTGATGGATGAAGATAAAAGAAGAAAAAGTAATTGGGCTGTATTTACAGATAAGAATATTACATTAGTTATCTATAATTATAAAAATGATAAAGTATATGGTGTATATAAAGAAAAATTACCTAAATCTCTGGTTAAAATTATTAACAAAATGGTAGAAAAAAAAGATGAAATGTTTCCTGATTCTGATAATAGTTTATTTGTGAATTCAAGGGGAACACCATTAACTAAAAATTCATTATCTCAACTGCTTATTAGGTCATCTGAAGAATATTTTAAAGATACAGAAGATATCAAAGGTAGGATATCAACAACTATGATTCGGAAAATATATGCGTCTGACTTATCAGCAGAGAAAAATGAACAACAACAAAAATTAGCACAGAAGATGAAACATTCTGTTGATACACAAAATTTAGTATATGTAAAGAAACCTAAACCGACTTAATATTTAGACTATTTAATATGGTGGAGCAACATACGATTCACCTGTCTTAGTCTGTCTTGTTCGAAATTGTTTTCCAGTTACTTTTTTAGCACCACCTCTTTTAACTCCACTACCAGATGCTCTAACATTGTTACCCCCAGTATTAATATTTCTTTTAAGATAAGTTTTACCCGGCTCAATCACTGGTGCTGGAACTCCCGTGATTAATTCTTGTTTTAGAGCAGAGGCACCAAATGTCTGTCCTCTGATTAATTCTGCTCTTTTAATTTGTTGAGGAACAGTCTTTTTATCTTTAACAGGCGCTCTTTGTTTTCTACGAGTTTTTTTATCATCTACTTTCATGAGATTGTCAATTTCTTCATCTATAGTTCCTGCTTGTTTCTTCTCACTTACAAATCCATACATAGTAGCAAGGTCTTTACGCATCTCCCGTCCATCTGATACAAATTTAATCATTATTGAAGTTTCTCGTGGTGTATGATCTTTTAATATTTCTGCTTCTACATTTTTACCACGCAGATTCATCAATACTCTCGCACCTTTCTTTAGTTTAGATCCATCTCGTTTTATAAGGTCTTTTACATATTGTCTGCGTTCTGGAACAGAATGTTTTGATATTGGGGTTTTTCTGTATTCAGAGATATTCATTTTATAAATTAATAAATATTTTATTTATTTTATAATATTTATTTTCCTATCTTTTTCATTGTTTCATTATGTGCTTTTGTAAAAGATTTCCCTTCACGCATCAACTTCCTCATCATAGTCATATGTTTTGGTGTATGGTGTTCTTTATGTTGTTTTAATTTATCTTTTTGTAAATCAGTTAAACTTGTTTTTACTGTTGTCTTTTTAGTTGAATTTTTATTACTATACATTTATATATATACTTATTTTTTTTTATTTTCGTCTAAAATTTGAGACACTATATTAAATCTATTTGGATTCAATTGTTTAGTTATCTTATATATAACACTTGAATATGGATCAACTTCCGCAAGAGACTGGTCAGGATTATGTATTGATGTTGTTATTGATGATATTATTTTAGGTCTTGTAAATACAAAATCTAACGGTGAATCTAATGATACAAAATAATCACCGTAATCATTCGATTTAGGTATAGTAGCAATAACTGGAAAAAGTTGTCCTGAATCTTGACCACCTATATATTGAGAATCGTCTAATACATCAGACCTTATACAAAAGTATGGACTGATTAATTTTCTCGGTAATCTTGGTGCTGATAATTTTATAGATGATGCTGGTTTTGTTATTGCTACATATTGTTCATATTTCATACCTTTTCTAAAATAATCTACTATTGATGTTACATTAAAACTCATCGTTGATGGTAGTTGTAAATTATATATACCTGCTCCCCATATATTTGTTGCTAAATCCATTGTTGCTAATTGATCTACTTCAGCATTTGTCATAGCATATGGTAATAAATCTTTGTTATCATTACCCACTCTTGTAGTCTGGTCATTGAGACTTGTTGATGAAGCATTAAACTGATTATAATCAAATCCTAATATACCCCATATTCCATTATTCCATTGTGTTTCACTATATCCAAAATCTCTTATTATTATCCCACTTAATTGATCAAATATTGTCCATTTTGAAAATGATGGATTTAAAAAATCTATATCATATGGATTCCCTCCTATTGTTAATCCCGTTTCTGAATTAGCACCATATGGTATCATATCTGGTGTATAATTATTACTAAATATCCGTTTATTTATTTTATATACTTTATCACCTGCTGTAGCAAATTCTTCTACATTTGTTGAACCAGCATTAAATCTGTTTTGAATTCTTTCAGATGTATGTAATTGTGAAAACTCAAATTTGTTACTTGTAGTATTATATTCCAATAATGGTTCATTAGCACCCATATATAATTTTTGTTGAAATAAATATGTCTCTAATTCATCTGTTGTATATGCTGTAGGTAATTGATAATTGAATGAATTGGTATCTGGTGGATTTCTATTCCATCCACTTAATATACCATAACATACATTACCATAAGCCATAAAATGAGAATCTACACCTATTTGTGTTTTTCTTTTAATATTACTACCATTTGTCCCTCCATCATTTAACATAAAATATGGATTCGGTATTGATGTAAAACTCGCACTTAATGTTGAATCATCTAAGAATCCAAGTTTTGATGTTGTTACTGATATTACTTCTAATCCAAGAGAATCTATATGTTTTTTAAATATACCATAACTATATCCACTTTCCCAAGAATCACCTTCCGTCTCTATATTTTCATATGCTGGATTAAAATCTACAAATACAGGAACACTTTGTAAATGTGGAACACCATTCTCATAATCTTTTAAATAATCTGTTCCAAGTTGTCTTTCCAGTGTGTTATCCACTGATTTCCTTTGTGTATCATTTACTATGTTCATATGTAAAAATCTACTATTATTCTCTGTTGTAAAACCTCTATATTGATTATATTTATTCTCAAATAGTTCTGGATGTTTTCCTTGTTCAATAAATACATCTTTTAATTTTCTCATATATTCTTTATTATTCCATAGTTCTCCTAATATAATTGTATGATTATTATAATCTGTTGATGATGGATCATTTGATACTGGAGCATCCATATCAAACATAGAGGCATTCATATTAGTTTCTATAGCCAGACAGGCATATGATATGTTAGGAACAGCCCCAGCCACTCGTGAATTTAAAAGGTCTTTATAATAAGACAGAAATTCTCTACCTTTTATAAATAATTCTGGTCGTTTTACACCTATATGTTGATGACCTGCTAAATACAGTAATGACCTATCATCATCTGTTGTTGATGATTCCCATTCATCATAATATGCTTCATTTAATGTTGTGGTTGAACCAGCATAAAATGTATGATATGTTGGTGAATTTATTTCTACAGTTGCTGACCTATATTGTAATATATTTATAGCCTTATAAGTTGCTATTGATTCTATTGTCTGTATCTCAGGTTGTGATTGTTTTCGTAATTTATTTGTTATCAAACTTGCTACACTTTCTGGAGATTTAAATCCTGTATCTATATCTATATCTAATTTTTCAATATATTCTATGTAATCTAATTGTGCTGGTGATGTTAATGAACCATTTACTATATCTGGTAATGTTGTATCTGTTTGATTACCATATCTTGTCTCTGTTTGAATAAATATCCTCATCCTTTTATTATTCATAACTGGTCTTAATATATTTACTTGTGATGAATTCACATCAACATATTCGAACCAATAGTAATCATCATCACAATAAAACATAGATAATTGATCATAATTAAATGTTGAACCTGTTTCTGTTATTAATGCTGAATTATTATATGGACGACCTAATGCTACTGAATCGTGTGAAGTATTCCAATCTGTATTTAATAATGCTGATGAATATACAAATCTTCTTGGTAATCCAAATGTATTTTCTCCATTATTAGTTATATAATAATTATATAATAAAGATGTTTTATTTGTAAATATTTCTTTTTCTTCAGATGTATTTGATGCTGTTACTCTTTCATATCCCATTACTTTACTATTTGATCCACTAATAAGATTATGTTTTGTTATTTGTGTATATGTTAATGACCGTCTTTCTAATAAGTCGTTTGTAATCTGTATCGCATTATCATCTGAACCAGTCTCAGATATATATGCTTGATGTATAGATACTGTATCTCCAGCATTCACTTTTATACCATCTCCCATCTTATTTGTATATAAGGCTGGGGTTGTTGTATTACCACCCTTATATTCAGATGATTGTTGAACTGAACAGTCAAGTAAAACTATGTGTTCTGACATATTATTATATTATAGAAATTTATTAAAATTTATTAAAAACATACATCAAAGAATCCTTCTTGTCCATATTTATGTCCTAATGCTGAATTGATTTTATTCTTTACAATAGTTTTCTGATTCTCTTCTTCAAACTTAACTTTCTTTGCTTGTTTTCGTGCTTTTCTTTTTACTTCATACTCTTCTAATGCTTCTTGTGATGCTTTTTTAGTAATTTTAATAATATCATCATGAGTTATATTATTTGTTATATTCTCTGTCTTATGAACTACATTATTTACTACTGGTCTTTTTGCTTCCATCTCTTGTTTCTTTTTTTCGTCTTTCTTTTGAGTCGGTGTAGGCATCTCTCCTTTTTGTCTTAGTTCTTTATTCTTTCTTCTTGTCTCTAATCCTTTTGCTCTTGCTATAGCAAGTTTCTCTAATGCTTCTGGTGTCATTGTTCTTGTCCTTTTAGGTTTTTTAATAGTAGGAGCATTTTCTAATATCTCTGATTTTTTAAATACATCATCTACATCTATCTGAACCTTTTCAGGTAAAGGTTCAGGTTCAGGTTCAGGTTCGATTTCAGGTTCTATTTCTTCTTCTGTATCAGATTCTATAACTACTTCAGGCATTTTGTCCATATTGATTATATTTCTATAAAATATTTTAATTATTTTTTATAAATTTTTATTAAAATCTAAATATTGTATATAATGAGTGAAAAAATGTTCATGAAAGCACCATCCATTATACCAGTTCAAGAAGAAGCACCAGATAAGCGTATCAAACCAGTTCATCCTAATTTTATAAAACCTCCCGCATTACTACTGGGTATAGGGGCAGTCAAGTCAGGTAAGACCACACTAATAAACAACTTATTATTAAGACCATATGAAGAAGGATTTTATGGACAGGATTATTTCGATAATGTTCATATTATATCAAATACCGTGCGAAATGACCCCACAGCACGATACTTATTAAAAGCATTTGATGTTGAAGACCATTATACAGATGGTATGATTACTGATTTAGTAAAAAAACAAAAATCATATGGTGAAAAGAAAGATATGCCTTTCATAGCATTATTATTAGATGATATACTTGGATCAAATATGAAAAGAAATAATGAAATTAGTTTCCTTGCTACCAGATACAGACACCACAATATAGGATTAATGGGTATATTCACACAGAATTTTAAATCTGTTGATACTATATTAAGAAATAATGCTACTGATATTATCATTTTTAAACAGACAAATAATAAACAACTTATACAAATAGCAGAAGAATTTCATCCACCTTTTCAGAGTATAGAAATGTTTTTAAAAATATATCACAAAGCAGTTGCTAAAAAATATGATTTCTTATATCTAAAAATACAAGAAGGTAAGGCATTAAGGTCTTTTGAAGAAGTTATATATGATGATGGTAAAATGTTAGGTGAGGATGTAGAACTACCAGAAGATGTAAAATCTGTCATAGATGAGGGTAATTCAGCGTCTAAATAATTAGACACTTGCTCCCACCATTCACTCCATAATTGATATAGGGATTTTATTTATCACAATATTTCTTAGGTTAAATCTGAATTGCTCACTTGCTCCCTTAAAAAATATATCTTCTAACAATACTAAAAAAAAATAAAAAAAAATAAATAAATAATAAAAAAAAAATTTCACATGATACGAATATAATATTTCAAAGAGCAATTAGTAATTAGGGTAATTCATTATTTTATATACTAAGATTAATTATTATATATATATTTTGTTCTTAATTATAGAGTGATATAAAAGGGTAATTCAAAACTGATAAAAAGATATAAATTTAGTCTGGTATAAATTATTTTATATATATTCTGTAGTTAATTATGGAGTGAAAGTGATGAGGGTAATTCAGACTTAATAATAAGTCGCTATTACACCTTTTTATATATAATAAAAAAAGGGACTCGGTTGTATTTCTAAAAATTTATATTATATATAATATAAAATGAATGAATCAATAATTCAAAGAATATCAGAAATGATATACGGTGATACTGATCCAACAAAAGATCAAAAAAGATATGTAAAGACAAAGTTTGATAAAATACTTTCTGGTGAAGAAAGTTTATATATTAGAGATAAATCACAATCAACAAATCTTGTAGAAGGTATATGTCAATTAATAAAAGAACTTGAAGATTCTATAAAAAAGAAAAGACAAAAGAAACAAGTTAATAATGATGTAGTAAAACAAAGTGATTGGGATTTTATATCGAATAAATATCAAGATGTGTTAGTAGAAATAAAACAAGTTAAAGATGAATGTAATCAAAAAATTAAAGATGTAGAAAATGAATATTATATGAAACTGAAAAGTGATCTTCTTGATACAAAACCTCATCAAGATTTAATAAATCAATATATTCAATTAGATGAAGAACATATAAATTTACAAAATAAATTACACAGAAGTGATGAAAAGATTCAAGAACAAAGAGCAACAATAGATGGTTTATATGAAACAATGTCTAAAGTAACTGCTGATAATAAAGATAATAGTAAAATAAGAAAACAAATAGAAAAAGAAATGTCTAAAAATGAAGACGAAACTAAAAAACAATTACAGAAACAAGTAAATAATTTAAAAAAATTATTGAAACTTGAACAAGATAAGAATGTGTTGTTAATTAATAATTCTTTATAATATATTCTTTAACAATTTTATCTTTTTTTCTTGTATTATAATTAAAAGTAATCTCAATACAATTGAAATCTTTGAATAATTCAGTTGTTATAGGTGTTATATCAATTGATAATACAAATTTACCTTTTATATTTTTTAATATATCAACCATTTCTTTGAAATCAATACCAGATTGATATTCATAATAATTTTTTTTTAAAGCAATATCATAAGGTGGGTCAAGATAAAATAGAGTATCTTCAGAATCATATTGATTTATAATATCTTTGTAATCATATTGTTTTATAATTACATTTTTAAGAATGTCTGAATAGATAGACAAATCTTTTTTATATGTATGATTTGTATGACGAGAAGTTGTAAATACATTACCCATTCCATTAAATGAATGATGAGTTACATATAATGATTTATATAAATCTTTATCACCATTTTTAATATCATCTCTAAACTTATTCCATAAAGTTTTATCAGGTATCCAATCATAATCATTATTATTAAATGTCTTATTATTTAGACATAATTCTTGAACTTGTGTAAATATATTATATATCATTGGATCTAAATCATTTAATACAGATTGTTGAACAGATGGTTTTTGTAAAAAGATAGCACCACTTCCTAAGAAACATTCAACATATATTTTATGTTCTTTAAAATGTTCTATAATATCTTTACTTTTTTTATACTTACCACCAAATCTTGAAAATATTAACTTCATATAATATATAATATTATATTATCGTTTTTTTTCCGACTTATTACTAAGTCCTTTATAATCAAAGACATTTTTACTTCTTACTTTCTTACTTTGAGCAATACTATCTTTGACTTTGAATTGTAATGATGAATTTGGTTGTCCATTATTTAACACAGGTTTCATATAAGTAATCTTGGGCATATTAATATGTGAAATATTTTTAATTTAAAATATAATATTATTAAATATATAAATGAGTTTGTTGATAACCAGTAATACCCCACAAAATGACGCAGGACAACTTACTGATGGTATTAATCGTCCATTCAGTTATACTAATCATTTACAAGATACATTAAAAATACCTGCTAATTCTGAAATAGCAGTTCAATCTGTAAAGATAAATAGAGATGGTGTTATCTCTATTAATAATGGACAACAGGCAGGTATATATTTTGGTGAAGAATTAACTTCAGGACAAACTAACAGAGAGGTTAATTCATTTGTATCATCAAACAGTTTATTATATGAAGATGATCAAACTGGTGGTGGTCAATTTGGTGATGAATTTTTTGTAGGTAGTGTAGAAAATGTAGCAGAATTGATACAAAGAACGGGTAATAGAAGTATGGCTCATCCTAATTTACTTGAAAATAATGATAGTTCTCTAAACCCAGGATTTAAATGTTCTGCGAAAAGAAATGCTTCAACACAAAATTTTGAAGGATTTGAATATACTCTGCGTAATGCTGATAGTAGTAAAAATGCTTCTAATATATCAACAAACTGGTTAGGTAGTGATGGTAGGGAATATACTAAAACAGGTTTAACTTTAAAAAATACTACAGGTGAATTTGATTATGCGATTGGTGTAGATTTTCCATTATCACAAGCATCAGGGACATTTTCAGCATCAATTACAGAATATGATATATTTCAGGAAATAGGATTAACAAGATGTTTAGGGGATACAAATATAGGAGCAGGTGGAGAGGAACAATATGTGCCTGACTGGTTCGATGGTTCTGGTGAAGATTTCTATGACTATCAAGTAGAAATAGAAAATGATAATGTAATTAAAGTATTTCATGCTACAGAAAATGGGGGTGCTGAACTTGAATTAGTAGAATATGATTATAGATGGATGAATGGTGGTGCTTATTTTAATGCTTCTGATGATGGAATTGAAAGAGTAGATTTTATTGTTAAAGGTGAAAGAGTAAAAATATCATTGTTCAAAGGTGCTACAGAATATGTATTAACTGATGGGACAAATAATACATCAGCAAGTAATGTAAAACCTACTTGTATGACTACTCGGTTTTTATTTCCTAAGATAAGATTAGAAAATGGTGGTAGTATTGATATAAGGGGTTTTGATGGTGTAGATCTTAAACACTTTGCTTATGGTAATGATCTATTTGGAATTGCTACTAATTTATCTTTTGAAATTACACCATTTCTTGACTGGTGGCCTAATCATTTTGATGATGATGAAGCAAAAACTATGGATATAGATTATGTAAAATCTCTTGTATTTACAAACCAAAAAGGTCTTAATGCGAGTGGTCAAGTAGATTATGAAACTGCTATTGTAACAGGATTTGATACAAGATATGAATATACTACGGGATTAAATACAGAATCTTTACTTGGATT